TGAAGTTTTAAAAGATGAGGGATTCTGGGAAAATGTAGCCTCGTATCTCCCTTTTTATAATGTTGGGAGAGAACTAGAAAAGTATAGAGTAGCAGCTATAGAATCCGGAGAAATTATGGATAAATTGGCAGAAGATAGAAGGATTCAAATAGAAACAGGAGAGTCAGATAGAGAATATTTTGAAAAAAGAGACAGAGAAAAACAAGAACAATTTAAAGCAAATCAAGAAGCAACATTAGAAAATCAAAGAATTAACCGAGAAGAAACAGCAGCAGCAGAAAAAGCACAGGCAGCTTTAATGAGAAAAGGTCAAAAAGAACACTTAAAAGAAAAAGAAGAAACAGAGTTGAGAATAGCAAGAGAAACTGTTAAATTTTGGGAAGAGAAAAGTAAAAGAGATATTAAAAGAGCAGAAGAAGAAAGAATAGCGACGGCGAAGTTTTGGCTGGAATATTATAAACAATTAGATAAAATAAAACAAGATAGGACTCCGAGTAATTTAAACTTCGGTCTTATCTAGGAGGTAAAAAATGTCAAAAGAACCAAGTACAACAAATGAAGAATTGGGGAGTAAAGTTAAAGAAAAAGAAGAAATTAAAAAAAAAACATGGTTAGAAGAAAAAAGAGCAATCATTAAAGAAGCTAACGAAGCAACGGAAAAATTGGAGCAAGCGAATAAAATACAAGAAGAACTACAAGAAAAACAAATAGATATTAATGCAGAAACACAAAAAGGAGGCTTAGCAGATGCAGGACAAGCAGAAATAAAGAAAGAAGAAACACCCCAAGAATATAAAGATAAAGTAATGAGAGGAGACTTAGATGACAACGCAACCTAAAAATCTAGGAGTTAAGATAGGCACAAAAGTAGAGAAGCTATGGGGAGATGTAGCAAAAGAAGCCAAAATTTTAATAGAACAATCAGAAAATAATCTAGTAATACAGAAGGAATTACTATCATTAGCCGAAAGAAGAATTGAGGAAGAAGAAAAAAATAGAAAAGTTTAAATATCCGTAGAGAAATAAACCAAGTATAATGGCATTAGAAACAACTTTAATACATGAATTAGAGCCACCCGTACCAATGACTTGTGCAAATGGAACAGGCATTGAAAAGGGAGCTATACTAATTCTAAGCGACCCAAACACAGTAGCGGTAACTTCAGGAGATACTGATGCAGTTGCAGGCATTGCAGCAGAAGAAAAAATTGCAAGTGATGGTAAAACTAAAATTGCAGTTTATAAAAGAGGTATTTTTAAAGCCGCCATAGGAGCTGGAGGCTGCACGGCTGGAGAAGCCCTAATTACAGACACAGCGACAGGAGCGGCAAATGAATTAGCTAAAGCTGATGTAAATAGCGAAAATATTTTCGGAAGAGCATTAGAAACAGCATCAGACGGACACACGGCATTAGTCGAATTAAACCCATTCACAGTTAATTTAGCATAAAATGGCAGACACATCAGCACAAGCAGATATAAGGGGAATAAATATAGATAAGCTAGCCAAAGGCTTTGCAGATGAATCTTTAGTATTAAAAAGATTTGTTAATGTATCAAACACCAAAGCCAGGGAGATTAGATGGTACCAAAAAACAGCAGGATTTTTGGACTCAGCAGACACTTCAGGAATAACAGCTTCTCAAATAGCAAACACCGCCTTTAAAGCGGTGCCCGTAGCAGTTGAGCAGAGCTGGACTAGACAGACCTCATATGTCAGAAAGTACTTTGTAGAGTCTCCCATGATTTCAGAAGAGGATATAAGAGACTCGGATATTGATATACTTGCCACAAATGTCAGAGACTTAGTACTAGCAGTGTCAAATCAAGTAGATACAAGAATTTATAATGTTATAACAGAGAATTTAAGCCCTTCTAATATAGAGACAACAGCAGCAGTAGCAGACGGATGGGATGACACAGCGACAGGAAACCCAATTCTAGATATAGAAACAGCAAAACAAAAAATAAGAGCCAATAGATATGATGTTAATGGAGCAGTATTATATATCAATTCAATAGAAAATAAAAATTTAATTAATTATTTAATCAATGTTAAAGGCTCAAGCATTCCATCATTCTCCTCAGAAAGAATTAAAGACGGAGTAGTTATGGAAATATTGGGATGTAATGTAGTAGTCTCAGAAAACGCAACAACGGACTACGCACTCCTATTTGTGCCTAACAGGGCTTGCACCTGGAAGTCATTTATGCCTATAACCTCAGTAGTTATATCGGACTTGGGTATAGGAAGGAAAATTAGATGCTGGGAAGAGGGAGAGGCACTACTCACAGACCCCAAAGCAGTACATTTAACAACAGACACAGTAGTTTAAAATGACACTTGAAAATTGCAAAAGATTACTAGCCCACTATGAAAAAGAGGGCATGGTAAAGGAAGCAGCAGAAATGAAGGTAAAAGTAGATAGGAAACAATCACAAACCCCCTCAAAGAAGCAAGATAAATCAAAGAGTTAAAGCCATTCTCCTTCTAATCAGCATAAAGTTTATATATTTCTAAATTTATTAGTATAATTAACATGAGGTTTTAAGATCAGCTTCGCTGCTTAAAACCTTATATTTAACAATGGCAAACACTAAAGGAGAAAAGGAACTAAAAACCGATTGGCCATCTGAGGATGGACTATCGGGAGGAACACAAAAACAGACAGGAAGAGTTATAAACCTACAATACGAAAACTCAATAGTACCACGCAGAGAAAAAATAGGTTTTGATTAACATGACCAGCAAAGAAAAAAGAATAATCAACAGCCTCGCTCCTAAAGATTGGAATAAAAACAAAGAGCAAGCAAAACAGAATGAAGCTTTTATTCTGCCAAATGTCTCAGGAGACCACTCTAAAAGTATTGTAAGAGACACCCCAACTCAAGATTTAAGCATAGCCAACAAAAAATATGTTGATGACAACAGCGGAGGATTTCCAGAAGGAACCGCAGTAAAAAGCACAGGAGAAACAGGAGGCTCTAAATTTCTAAGGGAAGATGGAGATAATAGTTGCTCATGGCAAACGGTCTCTGCTTCTTCCCCAGAAGGTACGGCAGTACTCTCAACAGGAGAAGGAGGCGGAACTAAATTTCTAAGAGAGGATGGAGACGGAACCTGCTCATGGCAAGCAGACAACAATACAACAAACCATACAGCACTATCCAATATAGGCTCAAATTCTCATGCTCAGATTGATACTCATATTGCAGATACAAGCGGAGACCCTCACGCCATAGCAGCCGATACTCTAACATTAACCAACAAAACTATTGATGCCAACGGAACAGGAAATAGTTTAAGTAATGTGGATGTCGCAGACTTAGCAAATGGTACAGATGGAGAATTAATAACATGGGACGCAAACGCATCCCCAACAACCATAGCAGTAGGCACAGCAACTCATGTATTAACTTCTAATGGAGCAGGAGCAGCTCCAACATTCCAAGCAGCAGCAGGAGGTTCAGGAATATTTGTTTTAGAAAAAGAAGGAACTACAACTGTCACTTCTGATGGAACAGAAGCAGAACTAGATACAGTGGACATAACTGGACTAGGAGCAAATGATTTAATAATAGTAGAAGGTCATTGTAGGCAGGGAGTAAGTGCAGGAACTGGCTTGGTTAAGGTAAGGATTTCAGATGGAAGCAATACAAAAGATATAACTATATTTAGCTCATCTTCAGGATTAGCAGGAACCTATAGGGTGGTTTGCGGACAAAGAGATAATAGTAACACTTCAATAGATGAAGGTCATGTTTTTAGTGCTTCGACAGCATCGACAAATGCAGGCTCACAAACATCGGGTTTTAATGCTAATTGGATAACTGGTACAGTAACTGTAAGTATTAGAGGTAATTCTCCAGCTGCAGGCTCACTTGCAGAAACACATAAAATAATGACATTAAAATCATAATGGCAATTTACTCAACAACAGCGGAAAAGAAGTTCACAGATGAAGCAGCAATAGCATTAGTTCCAAAAATAAAAAGCATTACAGCAGAAGAAGGAGCAATAATATTCACAGCAAACAATAAATTTACTGATTCAGAAATGAGTAAACTTTATAATTTAGTACAAAACTCTCTAGATAAATCATCAGTTGAAGAAAGACTCATAAGGATTGAAAAATCTCTAGGAATTATATAAATTATATCTCTCTGTCTTTTTAAATAAATAAAAGTAATGGTAATATATACCCCTCTCTCTATTATTAATATATTTATTAAAGAATTAATAATGGATTGCTAACTATATGTAATTGATTATTTGATTTCTTTAAATATTTTTCTATCCAAATTGGTCATTATTCTAATAGGAATAAAACTAACAGAAACATTTATATATAAGTTAAGAGAGACAGAGATATATGGTTTATGCAATCAAATTAAAAAAACAAGTACAGAGAGACATACTAGAAGCAGCAAATAAAATTGAGATAGACATGGATAAATTAATAGCAAAGCTGGAATTAGAAACAGGACTAAAGAAAGAAACAATAGTAAATATAATAGCAAACATGAAAACATTAAACTTGATAAGAATAGAAAACAACATAATAAAAAAACAAGGAGTTGATTAAGAATGGTAGATGTGACGCAAGCAATGGAAAGTACATACTTAACAGCAGATGTTGTTAAGACATTAAAGAGCAAGATAGGAGTAATAACCTCAGAGGGAGAATTTGAAGAATTAACCTATGATGGAATAACCTCAACCCGTTTAACCCTAAACGTTGATGTTGATGGAAGAAGGAAGATATGGAGACCTAACAGGGACAGCGTAAAGAACCTCAGTAGTATGTTTGGAAGAGAGAGTAAGCTATGGTTCGGTAAAAAGATAATGCTAAGCATAGTTAGCATGAAAGGCAAAGATTGCGTAATAGCAGTACCCGAGACTAAAATGGACTATCCAGGAGTTAATATACAAAAGGGATAATGTTCTCAAAAAAAGACACATTAAAAGAGAAAGCTAAGAGAGCTAAAGAAGTAATGGACATTCTGGGATTAAAGGCTGAGGACAAAAAGCAAATATCTGCCGCTCTTGCTATGGAGATTCTTGGGGAAGAGTTTGAAATGCAGGACAAATATGGCAAAGCAGTATTTGTAAAGACGCAGGGAATTGAAGTGATGCAACAAGTCAGAAGTATGCTTGAGGAAGAGGGAGTATTAACAAAGAATGACCATAGACAAATATCGGAGAGTAATCTGGAGACTCGAAGAATTAGGAAAGTCAAAAGTTAAGCTAAAAGAGCTTAGGCTTGCCATGATGAAAGAGATAGGCACAGATGAAAGGACTATAAAGAATAACTTGGCAAAGATGATAGAATTGAAGTATATAAAAAGGTTAGGGATGTGGGACTTCAGGCTATTGGTGGGAAGGGATGAAATATGAGTACACGCTATGGAAGGTCACCCCTCCGGTCACGCGGAGGGGTAATGCAAACCCACAATATCTACAGCGTGTATTTGTGGGTTTGTCGACCAAAGCATTGGTCGAAACGGGAATTCCCGTAAATAGGCTGACATCCCCAAAACCCCTGTCAGCATTTATATTCATTGGGGAACTCATTAGCGATGGAACAGGGAACCCCGCCCTATTGCTATCTATTCTAGGCAAAGAGGGAATGTAAGTACCCCCACCCCCTTAACCCCCTCCCTTGAGGGAGGGGGAAGAAGAGGTGGTTTAAATGATTAAATGTCAAACAAAATATTGCAGAAACCCAAGTAATATCACATACTTGGGTAAAGAGTTGTGTAATAACTGCTGGGGAAAGTTATGTAATGACGAGATGAACAAAGAAATAGCGACAAATCATGTAGAATATTTTGCAGACTTAGAAGCAGAAAGGATATATGAAATCCCCCCCCTATCCCCCCCTAAGGGGGGGAAATAGAGATTAATCAAAACTAAATCCCCCCCCTATCCCCCCCTAAGGGGGGGAAATAGAGATTAATCAAAACTAAATCCCCCCCCTATCCCCCC